CGCGCGCCATCGCGGAGTCGCGGTATCGGCGGTGCAGAAGGCCATCGAGACGGGACGCATCTCGACGCAGCCAGACGGGCGGATCGATTCCGAACAGGCCGATGTCGAGTGGGAGCAGAACACCACTCGGCACGCGCCGCCAATCGTTACACGTGGGCAGGAAGAGGATGATGTCTCGATCTTCGGCGCTTCGCAGTACGCGAAGGCGCGCGCCGTGCGGGAACACTACCAGGCGCGGCTCGCCAAGATCGAATACGAAGAGCGCGTGGCGACACTGGTCCCCAAGGACCAGGTCCAGGTTGCAGCGTTCAACAAGTTCCGGCAGTTCCGCGACCACATGCTGAACATCCCGGACCGGGTGGCGGCGATGGTGGCGGCCGAAACCGAGGCCGCGAAGTGTTACGAGGTCCTGGCCAACGAGATCCGAAGGGCACTAAATGAGTTTGCAGACTCCAACGGCTGAAGAGATCTACTCAGCAGCGGCGGCAGCGGGCGCGCGGCCGGACCCGATGCTGACGATCTCGCAGTGGGCCGACAAGTACCGCGCTCTCTCACAGCGCGCATCGGCTGAGTCGGGACCGTGGCGCACGGAGCGAACGCCATACCTGCGCGAGATCATGGACTGCCTGTCGCCGTCGTCGCCCGTCGAGCGAACGGTCTTCATGAAGGGCGCGCAGATCGGCGGCACGGAGTGCGGCAACAACTGGATCGGCTATGTGATCCACCAGGCGCCCGGCCCCATGATGGCGATCCAGCCCACCGTCGAAATGGCCAAGCGCAACTCGAAACAGCGCATCGACCCGTTGATCGAGGAATCGGAAGTGCTGCGCGCACTGGTCAGCGATCCGCGGTCGCGCGACTCCGGGAACACGGTTCTGTCAAAGGAGTTTCCCGGCGGTGTGCTGGTGATGACCGGCGCGAACTCCGCAGTCGGCCTCCGCTCGATGGCGGCGCGGTATCTGTTCCTGGACGAAGTGGACGGGTATCCCGGCGATGTGGAAGGCGAGGGCGATCCGGTTAACCTGGCCACCGCGCGTACCAGGACCTTCGCGCGCCGCAAGATCTTCATGTGCTCGACGCCGAAGATCACGGGCATGTCCCGGATCGAGGCGGCATTCGAAGAAAGCGACAAGCGGCTCTACTGGGTGCCGTGTCCGATCTGCCGCGAGTTCCAGACGCTCAAGTTCGCGCAGTTGCGCTGGCCCAAGGGAGAGACAGAGAAGGTCGTTTACGTTTGCGAGCATTGCGGGCAGGAGATTCACAACCACCAGAAGCAGTCGATGCTGGCGTGCGGCGAGTGGCGGCGGAGCGCTATTGGCGACGGCAAGACCGCTGGCTTCCATCTCTCCAGTCTGTACTCGCCGGTCGGCTGGTTCGCCTGGGCGGACGCGGCCAAGCAGTTCGAGCAGGCGCAGAAGAATCCTGCGCTGCTTCAGGTCTTCGTCAACACCGTGCTGGGCGAGACGTGGACGCTGCTTGGCGAGGCACCTGAGTGGCAGAAGCTATATGACCGGCGGGAGTCCTACAAGGTTGGCACCGTGCCGCCCGGCGGGCTGTTCCTTACGGCTGGCGCGGATGTCCAGAAGGACCGCATCGAAGTTGAGATCACCGCGTGGGGCCGTGGCAAGGAGTCGTGGTCTGTCGATTACCGGGTCTTCGAGGGCGACACCTCGCGGCCGCAGGTCTGGGAGAAACTCACCGGGCTGCTGAACGAATCCTTCTCCACCGAGTCCGGCCTGGAATTGCAGATCCTGCAACTCGCCGTGGATTCGGGCTTCGCCGCCATCGAGGTGTACCAGTGGGCGCGACGCCAGGGCGGGCGGGTGCTGGTCATCAAGGGCGATTCGCGGACGCCCGCGCTCATCGGATCGGCCGCGCCGGTGGAAGTGGGGCCGGCGGGCGCCAAACTGAAGCGCGGCGTGCGGGTTTGGCCGGTCAATTCCGGCATGGCCAAGGAAGAGTTGTACCGGTGGCTGCGCCAGGATCGGCCGACGGATGAGGACGTGGCGAAGGGGATTCCGTTCCCACCGGGATATTGCCACTTCCCACGCTACAGCGAAGAGTACTTCAAACAGATCACCGCCGAGCAGTTGGTGACGAAGATCGTCAAGGGCTATCGCCGGCACGAATGGCAGAAAATGCGCGAGCGCAACGAGGCGCTCGATTGCCGGGTGTATGCGCGCGCGGCGGCTGGACGGGTGGGCATCGACCGTTTCCAGGAGAAGCACTGGGCCGACCTCGAGCGGCGGGTTGGCAGACCTCCCGTGAAGGAAGCGAAACAAGCACCGCAGCAACAAGCGCAGCGCGCGGACGGTAGGCAAGCCGCGCGTAACAGGGTGCGCTTCAGGATGGATCTCTAATGGCATTCACTCAGACCGACCTCGATGCTCTCGACGCCGCGCGCAAGCAGGGGGCGAGGCGAGTTCGCTTTCAAGATCGCGAGTTCGAATTCGATTCCGTGGATGACTACTTGAAACTGCGGAATCTGATACTGAACGACATCGCCCAGCAGAGCGGGCCGCAGCAAGTGCGCCAGGTTCGCATCTACACGACCAACGGTTGGGGCCACTAAAGCACAGTGCCAATTGAAACGTTGATGACGCTCGCCCGCCAGGCCGGGCACGAGCCGATGGCGATCCCACGCGTGCCACGCACCCGGGCGATGGGGACGTTCCCCTTCGATGCCGCCGGTCGCGGGCGGCGCGGCATTGGCTGGAATCCGCCGTTCCTCGGCCTGAACACGCTTCTGTTTTCGCACGGGCTGGAGTTGCAGGCGCGGAACCGGGACGCGGTTCGAAACAGCGCGTGGGCGGCGGGGGCCGTGGACTCGTATGTCGCCAACGCGATCGGGCGTGGGATTCGCCTGGTGCCGCACCATCCGGACGAAAAGGTGCGGGATCTGATCACCAGGAAGTGGAATCGATGGACTCGGGAGTGCGACGTCGAGTACGACCCGCGGAATCCTGCATCTGGCCAGACGGATTTCTACGGCCAGCAGATGGTGATCGCGCGCGAAGTCATGGAGGCGGGTGAATGCTTCGTCCGGTTCCGGCCGCGTTCTGTGAAGGAAGGGCTTACGGTTCCGCTGCAACTCCAGTTGATCGAGGCCGAGCAGTTACCGTTGTGGCGAACGGCCATCGAACGGATGCCGCCGAACAACTCAGTTCGGTGCGGCATCGAGTTTCGGAACGATGGGCGGCGCGCGGCGTACCACTTCTGGAAGGCGCATCCGGGCGAGACGATGTTCTTCCCGATGGACGCTCTCTCGGTCGAGCGCGTGCCGGCCACGGATGTGCTGCACGTCTACAAGCCGATCCGCGCGGGCCAGTTCCGGGGACAGCCGTGGCTGACATCGGTAATCGCGAAGCTCTACGAGTTGGAGCAGTACACGGACGCGGAGATCGTCCGCAAGAAACTCGCGGCGATGATCACCGGGTTCATCACGCAGGCCAGCCCGGACAATCCGATCATTCCGCCGGACCAGTATCAGAACGGGCCAACTCAGACGGAGCCGGGAGCGCAGATCAGCAAGCTCGAACCCGGCACGTTCCAGGTGTTGAACTTCGGCGAAGAGGTGCAGTTCGCCGAGGCGAAAGACAGCGGCGATTTCAAATCGTTCATCAGGAGCTGCCTGCAAGCTTTTTCGAGTGGCGCGGGGTTAGCGGAATACCAAATCAGCGGCGACCTGTCGGGGATCAACTATTCTTCGATCCGCGCGGGCCTGCTGGAGTTCCGCCGCAAGTGCGAACAGTACCAGCATTCGGTTTTCATCTTCCAGGTCTGCCATCCGGTCTACAAGCGATGGCTGCGTGAGGCGATGCTAGCACTGGTGTTCGGCATTGACCTGCTGAACGCGTACAGCACAGATCCCGAGCCATTCGAGGAAGTGCAGTGGGTCACGCCCGGCTGGCCGTGGGTCGATCCGGAGAAAGACATCAAGGCATCGAACGATGCCATCCGCAGTGGCCTCTCCACCCGCTCGGCTGAAGTGGCCGCGCAGGGGCGTGATGCCGGTGCCGTCGATTCAGAGCAGGCAGCGGACAACAAGCGTGCCGACAAGCTCGGGCTCTCCTACGACAGCGATGGCCGCAAGGTCCTGACCGGGCGCAACGCGGGATTGACGGAAGGCGAGATCCAGCAGGACGCGAGCAAGGGCGAGGTGGACGTGAAGCCATGACGAATCTGACTCGTGTTGCATCGCGGTTTGTGAACACGCCGCTCATGATTCATCCGCCCAAGCTGGACGTGATAGTCCAGGCGCTGGGGCCACGTCTGGGGATCGTTCCGGTGGCCGGCGTGAAGCCCGTGGAGCCGTTCGCCGCGGCGTACATGGAGCAGGCCGACGACAGTGGCTACCAGGTGATCGACGGCGTCGCGATCATTCCGATCCAGGGCGTGCTGACGAAAGCGGAATCCTGGGTTTCGGCGCTGAGTGGTTGCAGCTCCTATGCGCAAATCGGTGGCTACCTTCAGGACGCCGTGAACGACGCCGGAGTGCGGGCGATCCTCCTGCAGGTTGATTCGCCGGGCGGCGAGACCACGGGCTGTCTGGAACTGTCCGACTTCATCTACTCGATTCGCGGCGCGAAGCCAATCTATGCGGTCGCTGACGACTTCGCGTTCTCGGCGGCCTACGCTCTTACCAGCGCAGCCGACAGGATCTTCATCACGCGCATGGGCGCGGTTGGGTCCGTCGGCGTCGTCGTGCTGCATACCGAGGATTCGAAGTTCAACGACGAGCAGGGGTTCAAGTACACCTACATCTTCAAAGGCGACAGGAAGGTCGATGGGAACCCGCATGAACCCTTGTCGGAGCGGGCCGAGAAAGACATTCAGTCCGAGATTGACCGGCAGTATGACCAGTTCGTCGCAACGGTCGCGCGGAACCGCAAGGCCGACGCAGAGAAGATTGTCGCGACACAGGCCGGCGTGTACTGGGCCGAAAATGCCGTTCCGCTCCTGGCCGACGAAGTCGGAACGCTGGGCGATGCCATGAACGCGCTTCGGAAGCTGCTCGGCGAGCCGGTTCAGAATTCAACGGCGGCGATTGCCGCAATATCCACAACCAAGGAGGTAACAGCAAGTATGCCCAATGAAACGCTCACCATCGCCGCCGAGGGTAAGAAGCCGGGTGACGGCGACGGCGACGAGAAGACCAACAACGAACCGAAATACTGCCACGCGTGCGGTACCAAGCTTCACGCGGATGCGACGTTCTGCCACGCGTGTGGCACGAAGGCCGAAGGCGAAGCGTCCGGTAAGTTCTGCCAAGGCTGCGGTGCCGAGTTGCGCAAAGGCGCGGAGTATTGCCACGCCTGCGGCGAGGCCGTAAAGAGCGATGCCAAGAAACCGGAGGGCGCGGCTCCTCTTGCGGGAATCGCTGCGATGGCCGGTCTGCCGTTACGGATGCGTCCCGAGGGCGACATCGAAGCCATCGGCGCGCTGTGCAAGATGGCGGGCTGTCCCGACAAGGCCGCAGAGTTCCTCACGAAGAAGAAACCCAACGGCCAATATTTCAGCGTGGCGGATGTCAGTGAGGAATTGACCGCCGCCCGTGTGATCGAAAGCGAGAGGAGCATGATTACTTCGCACATCAACCCGAACCAGGGCGCAACTGGCTCGCTTCAGGAACTTGAAGCCCAAGCCGCTTCCTACGCCCGCCAGAATCGCGGCAAAGAGACTCCGAATCTTTATGCCGAAAGCGGTACCACCAAGCTGACCAAGGAGCGCGCCTACGCCCAGATGCTCGAAGAGCATCCCGAGGTTTACGGCGCGTTTGTGGCACAGCATAACGCGAAGGGCCTGATCGCCACGCTCGAGCGGGCTGGCATTCACCTCGCCCGGTAGGGCGAAAGGAGACCAATAGACATGGCATTCGAACAGACATTACGCAATGTAGGCCTTCCGGCGGCGGCGGACCTCACGAGCGGCGGAACTGTGAATCCGCAGTTCTACTTCGTGACGGTCAACTCTTCCGGACAGATCAACTTCACCGGGGCTGGCGCTGTCGCCGATGGCGTGGTCCAGGACAAGCCCAACGCACAGGGAGTCGAGGGCGAAGTCGCGATCCTCGGCATCACAAAGCTGGTCACCGGCGCTGCGGTCAACAACGGCGACCCGCTCATGGCCAACGCCAGCGGCCAGGCGATCACTGCAACCAGCGGCAATTTCGTCAGGGCGCGCGCGCTGGCGGCGTCGGGCGGCGCTGGCGTCATCATCCCCGCGCTGCTTCTCGGCCCGTACAAGATGTAGCCGTTCATCACATAGGAGAAATCACAGATGCCTCAGCCAACACTACAAGACGTCCACGTCAATCGCCCGCTGACGA